ATGCCGGAACTATTTCATGTCAACTGCTTATACTTATGAATTACGCAATGTGATTCCATATTATGAGAATTTCATTGCGCTTTGCATTTTTATCATGACAATCCAGCAGGTTTCTATGCGAAGCGTACAGAATGCAGTAGAGCGTGAGTTCTATGATGAATATATGGTAAAGCTCTTATATGAGACTTATGGTTTACCATATTTCTCAAGAATTGATGAGCAGACTCAGAAACAGATTTGTCAGAACTTAAACCTCTTAATCCAAAATAAAGCAACCAATAAAGTTATTTTGGATATTGCATCTATCTTGGGATTTTCGGATATCAGTATTTACCAGTATTATCTGGTAAAAGAGCAGGGATTTGATGATAATGGACGTCCTATCATTAAAAAGAAAACGCAGATCAATACTGCGACAGGAAAAGAAGAAGAAGTTTACGATTATGAATCTATGCACAGTGTTTATTTCCAGAAAGTGGATATCACCGAGACAAATATCAAAGAGGCATTAAGTGATAAGAACAACCGTGTAGAATACAGTGAAGTCACTTATTACGACCCATTCTGGTGGGAAGATGATGAACTTCACACAGAGATTTGGGATCGTGCTTATAATTATCAGGAAACGAAATACCTCGGTGCTACAATTCCTTACAGAATTACTGAATTGGTATTTCAGTGCATTATTTTAATGCGGATGATCATCGATCAATCTGAAAAACTTGGAGAGGATTTAACAGTCAACGTAAATAAGATTACGAATACTCCAATCACGTTGAAAGATGCGGTGATTTTATTCTTCGCTCTTGTATCGAAGAAGTTCGGAGTAAGTGGTCAGATTATGACAACCCCAAGTAAGATCATCCATATCCTGGAAACAACTGACCAGGAAATCAATCGTGAGAATGAGCATATTGAAGTTTTAAGCTTCAATTTTGATGCCTTCACACCAGAACGAATTGAAGAGACAAAAGCAATTTTGGCTCCTTATTTATCCCATCGTGAATATAAGATCGTAAATGGTCATGATGTGGATTTGAAAGCAGATGGTTCACAGGATACAACAGCCCCCACTCATCTGGTTTCATATACAACAAACGAAGATGACTTAAATGAATTCTTCGATTATATTACACAGCTTACGATTCCGGATACAACAGCAGAAGAGAAACGAGAAGCACTCAATAATGCATTTACAAATATTGAAGCACTCTATCTTTTCTTATCTTACCAGATGTCAAATACTCAGGATTTAAGTGAGTATTATGCTATCCGGAAGTTTTATGAGACAGCTTTCTATAGTACGGAAAGCTCAAAGATGTTCGAAGTAGAAACAGAGGAAGGTGTTAGACCTGCTGAAACCTTTGAAGAATACTTCTTATATACAAACTCTGATATTTACAACTTCTTACAGGAATTGGATTCAGAAGATACAGATACTATCTATTCTTATATTGACCATGTCATTTATAAGATGGAAGAAGTTGTTGATGATGTTGGATATCTCTATCTTTTAAATGATGGAGAATCCCCACTTACAGAGTTATTACAAATCATGATTAAGTTCTTCAAGTCTTATGTAATGGACTTCGTTGATATGTCATCTCTTATGATCATTGATTGGGAGATGGAGAACACCATACGATTCTTCTCAGAAGCAAACCACATCCATAAAGTGGATGAGCTCACAGAAGAATTCGGACAGGGCTTTTTGGATACGTTAAATAGCCTCATGGTTCATTATAACGTGGAAGACGAACTTAAATTAGAGGAATACTTAAAGATCCATGCAACTGCGCATGTAGAAGATTCCTTTGATATTTACGATTTAAAAGAAGGCATTCGTATTGCAAAAGTAAATGCAGTAAACGAAGCCTTTGATGCATATGACGTGGTGGATGGAATTACGGGGACAATACGGATAAGTAGTGATCTTAACTTCACAGACACTTGCGTAAAGAAAATAAAGGAGGATGATACAGATGTCCAAAATTAGAAATATACGCGACGCCATTAATCCTTATGATGAGATTAAACCTGGATTATGGGCGGATACAGAAATTATCGCTGGTTATGGTTATCACCATTCCAATGATCGTTTTGCTCTATCCTATTTGGATGAGCCAATCTTTGCTCCACAGAGAAACACAGTTCCAATCTCCGGTGTACAGAGTATTCTTGAGATGCTCTTCGGTGTAAGTGGTCCGATTGTAATGGATACACTTTATTCCAAGCATGGAATCGGATTACCGGATGAGTCGACTGTTCCTTCATTCCTTGTTCCGACAAACCAGGATATCGAGGGTGGAGCTACCAGCCGTTCTGCAATTTATCAGGTTGGTCATTTGTGCCAGCTTGTTGGTGTCGGTATTACCGGTACCGCAGAGAATAACATCACTGTTCACAAGGTTGGATATCGTGAGACTGATATCGAGATGACTGTAAAGACAGCAGATGGATCAATGGATGGAATTATGATTCCATTCCGTTACACAGAGTCTGAGCTCGATCCTAACGAGCGTCAGATGTATTTTGGAAAGAAGACTGATGCAGACACCGGAAAGATTGCTTATTATCTGAAGAGATTTGAAGCTTTCCCGGATATCAAGCATGTATGGCGTTCTTCCGATGAACAGCCTGGTAAGAAAGTAACCGAGACGGCAGCAACCAACTCTACCGTTTGGGACCAGTCCAGAGATGATGCATTAAAGTCTCTTGTAGAGATTCACTTTACCATTTCTGAGTATGATTTGAAAGAGTGGTTTACCTACAAGCTGGATCAGCCGGAGAGTGCACGTTTCAATACCGTAGCACTTTACACAGGAAGATATAGCGAGCTCAATAAGAGCGGTGCTGATCAATTCGGTGACTACTGCAATGTCCGTCTGTTCTCAAAGCTTAACATCCCGACTGAGCATGTGAGCTTAGAGAAAGACTTAGAGTTCATTTATCGTGTTTATGGCTCATAAAATATTGAGGAGATGATTATAAAAGTCATCTCCTCATTCAAGCGCAATACAAAACCAAGCACATTCCAACAGACGAATAATCAACTTAAATTTGACTTATATATCATCTTCTTGCATAGAAGTAAAATGAATTTTTTGCAAGAGAGAATAAGGAGGAAAAGAACTATGTTAACGACCTGTATAATTGGTATTGGAAACTGCGGTAATCAAATTGCCGCACTTGCAAAGAAAGAGCTTGATGTTGACGTGATTGCAATCAACACAAGCGAAGACGATTTAGCGACGTTACCGGAGGAGGTACGTGAGAAAAGCTATGTAATCGGTGATAAGGAGGGTTCCGGAAAGAATCGTTCAGAGGCAAAGAAGTTCTTAAAGGATTCTATCACATCAATCGTTGCAGACCCGACGTTTAAGGAAACCCTGATGGGGAAGGATCAGATTTTCATCATCTCATCTACTGGTGGTGGAACCGGATCGGGTACAGCTCCGATTATGTCAGACATTGTACGTTCCGCATTCCGTAATCCGGATGGAACCGAGAAGCCGGTAATTCTTATCGGTGTGCTTCCGAAGCTTTCTGAGGGTTTGTCTACACAGACAAATACCAAGGAGTACTTACATGAACTCTTTGAGGTTCTGGAGAATCCGACCTACATGTTGTACGATAACAACAACTATTCCAAGGAGACCGCTTATGTCGTACTCCAGAAAGTGAATCAGGAAGTTGTATCAGACATCAAAGTTCTGGAGTGCTTCTACAACAGTCCGACGCCATTCGATTCCATTGATGGGAAAGATATGAAGATGGTGAACGGAACACCGGGGCGTATCGCGGTTGCATCTCTTCTTGATATCAAGGAGAAAGACTTGGATGAGATGACAATCGAAGATGCCCTCATCGACAAGTTAAAGAAGAATGCACATGCAGAGCTGCAGCGTGACGGAATCGTTACAAGAAGTGCTTGTATCACCAACTTAAATGACAAGTTAAACGGCATGTTTGACAGTCATATCTCTCATATAAAGGAGTTTGTTGGTGAGCCAGTTGAAGAGTTCTTACACATTGCAGTGAATGAGAACCGCGATTATCCGAACAACGTATCTTTAGTTCTTGCAGGTCTTTCACCGATCAGTGATCGCGTTGATAAGATCAACGACCGTATTGATGAGATTACCCGCGAGCAGGAAGAGAGAGAACGTGCAAGACGTTCAACCAATCTCGACAATGAAGCAATGGAAAAGGTAAATGAAAAGAGGTCAGTCCGTAACGCAAGTGACAACGAGACGGTAAACCTCAAGGATACCTTTGCGAAGTTCGGGATTTAATCCAGGAGAGGGAAGACAGGTATAAAAAATTATCTGTCTTCCCACACTAAGCTAAGAAAAGGAGGAACTATAAATGTCACGAAACAGAAACAACAATAATCGGGACAACGGTAACAACAACCGTTCCATTATGTTTCCCGATGAAGTGAAGAGCTTCGCCACTTGGGACCGCGAAGCATATCATAAGCGTGTTAAAGGCACGTATAGTAAGAAAGAAGAAAAGCAGTATTATTGGGAGGACAAGTTAATCTGCTTAGGACCGACAATTGACTTCCTGTGTAGATTCGGAAATAATCCGGATCAGAAAGTGCAGGAGTACAAGAACTTGTCCTATGCACAGTTCGTTGATCGTGATGAGAAGTTGGTAAAGAAAATCATCAAGACGATTAAGAACGGCGACAGTGATATGATCACCAATTTGAATTACCTACCGATTCTCTTAAGAGAGATTTTGGCAGATTCAGCAAAGTTTAATGCGAACCTTCCGGAAGGTGAGACTCCGGTTCCGGTAGAGATCATTTGTGAGCTGGCTGAGCTTATCTTAAAGAAGAAGATTAAGAAGCTTGCAAAGAAAGACATCCCGGAAAACATGGCATTCGATTTGTTACTCGTAATGCCGGAGAAAGATGCTCTTAAGTACAACCGTTATACGAGAGCAAAACAGATCTTCGATGTGCTCTACATGTATGCAGAGAATAATGTTGCAATCGACGTTCCGACTATCATGAAAGCGATTGTTGATACGAATGATTACAGCATCGTCATCGGCTATGCATTACAGGAGCGCAAGGATAAGACGAAAGGCTTCAATGATAATCAGATGAAGTTCTTCGTTGATACGAATGAGTGGATCTTTGATACCATGGAAGATATGGATGACAATGAGATCCGCAGCATTATCAATAATTACGTAAGAATCAGAAAGAAAGACGCAGCAAACGGCAAGGATGGAAACAGAAGATATTTCTTATCATCTTTACCGGAAGAGGATTATCCGACCGTATCCAGAATCATCAAGGATATCAAGGCAAAGAATCCGGATTCAGAGAAATACCTGTAAGCATCAAGAAAATCAACTTGAAGTTTACTTATATATTATCTATTTAGATGCATAAGGTAAAACAAGAAAGGAGACAGTTTTATGTCAAGTAACAAGAACAACAGAAAACTCATTACCACAAAGGACTTAATGAGAACCACCGGCAACAAGACACCGGAGCAGTTTATCACCGGAATGGTGGTAAAGAAGAATGGTAAGTATAAGCTTACCGGATCAAAGCAGGAGAAGAGAATCGCACGTGAGATGTGCCGTCATCACATCATCGACAAGAAGGGTAACCTGAAGCCGATTTTCGAGTATTCCGATAACGGCAAGATCGGAAAGTGCCCGATTTGTGGACGTAAGTTCCCGACCAGATTCCTGGATGATGTACAGGAGAGAACAGAGGATATGACCGAGGCAATCAGCCAGGGTAAGATGATCTCTTGTGCAATCGGTGCAGATCGTGAGACAACGAACTTCCTGACAACGCTTTCATTCCAGACAAACCAGTTCCCGAAGGTTTACAAGTCCATGAGAGCGATCGCGGAGAAAGCCGACAGAAAGAAGAAAAAGAAGAAGAACAAGAAGAATCAGAAGGCGCTTGGCACCTGGTATTCATAAGATGTTCCGGTAAGGAATA